GGACACCCAAAAACCTGGTAGTTACTGTACCAATCACTCTTTTCAGCTGAGCCCTTCACTGGCGCGTATGTCGATGCGTATCGTAGCCATTTTCATGCACCGCGTGCTGGCGAGGGCCATGAGGCGTGGGCATTCAGCTTGTTCGCTGACATCTACATGTGGCACAGTAACTACCAGGTTTTTGGGTGTCCGCCCCTCGACCTTTAAGAAGTTGCCCTCGTGAGGTACTTGGGGCGTTGGGTTTTGAGGGCTGGTTGAACTCACTTGTGCCGGTTGGTGTCAATCCCTCATTGCGACTTTTACCGCCTGTGCGCCGCGCGGCTGTGCGGGTGTTGGTGCGCACGAATTCGGTTTTGCCCCTGGTTGTTTCGTTGGGTTGCCATGTGAAAGGTGTTTTCCCCCCTTACCCTAATCTGCGCTCTTTAACTAATCGCATTCAAGCTCTGCGCGCGCGCGTTGGCCGGCTGCTGCCTCGTCCGGCACCACAGTGCCTTCGACAACTGGCACGTAGCACACGCCAATTCATCATTAAGCAGGCACACACAAATCCATGGTTTCAACGTGGTTGTGCTGTAGTGATGGATTTTGACACGTGGTTGCTTGGGACAAATTACAATGAAGCGCGCTGTAGGGAATTGACGCAGATGCGGTCACGCATGTTTGAGCGATGCGCGCGCACGCCATTGGAGCGCGAGTTTGCTCGGCGGCATTTGCCTGTGTTCAGGCTGGGTACTGTTGAGAAGCCGGCTGATTCGCTGTGTCACGCCTTCTTGAAGAGCGAATTCTACCGTGAGCTGAAAGCGCCAAGAGTCATTTCGTCTCGCCCTGATGCCGCTAAGGTTGTGTTTGGGCCATTGGTCAAGGCCTTCGAGGCTGCTGTTTACCCGTTGACTGATGAGGAGACAGGTCAGTTGTGGTTTGCCAAGCACGTGCCGGTTGACGCACAGCCGATGGTGCTACAACGTTTGGCCCAAGAGCATGGCACAATAGTTGGTACCGATTATACGGCCTTTGAGAGCGCTGTTGTGCCTGAAATTTACAATGCAACGCAGCGCCAGTGGTATTACTGGATGGCAGGGCTGCCGTGGCATCTTACACTTGCGACCGCCGATTGGCTTCAGCTCACAGACACCCAGTTCTTGACTTTGGTGTTTGTTGACATGTGTTCGCGCACTAATGTGCTTGACTTGGGATCATTCTGCGCGACGGTGCCTGGTACACGTATGTCAGGCGAAATGGACACAAGTTTGGGCAATGGCATTGTTAACTTGTCCTTGTTCAATGCAGCTACTCGGGCGGTCGGTGCGTCTTTCCATGGTGAGGTTGAGGGCGATGACGGCATCTTTGTTGTTGATGGACCTGTGCCTGATACGGACCAGTTGTCACTTTATGGTGCGATCCTGAAGATCGAGAAATTTGGGGCGATGGGTGATGCCAGTTTCTGTGGGCATGTCTTCGACG